AGATATAGACTGCATTAAAGTATTCCTTGTGTTGGGTTGCTCTCACACATCTTGGAACCTGCTCCTCCTCGGTTCCGCCTGCCTTAACTGAACCCCGGCGCGTTGGTCTCACGCCGGGGTTCTTTTTATCTCACCAAGGGATGTCGTCTCCGAGTTCTTCCTTGATGCTCTCGCGCTTCTGCTCGGTCAAGGGCGCCTTGGCCTGCTCAAACGGATCGGCCTTGCTTTCGACGGTATCGAAGTCATCAAGGCCGCCGTTGCCGTAGCGAGGCGGTTCAGTCAATTGGACCGCATCGAGGATCAGTGAAATACCTCCAGATCCTTCCGGGTCCATAGTCGCGCATGCGTAGGCGCGCACGACGCCTTTGGTGCCGCCCCAGAAGCCCAGATCGGCAATCGGCTGCTTCTGGCCGTCGATCACCATCGGCGGCTTGTTGAGTGTGCCATCGCCCCTGACGCCGTTGCGCTTGGCCGCGAACTGGACGATGCCTGTTTCGTTGCCATGCTCGTCCTTCAGCTTCTTCATGCCGAATACTTTGCTGAAAGCCGGCAGTGTGGTGTTGCGCGCCTTGCTTGCCTCATAATGGCCGCGCAGTTGCTCATAGAGCGGCTTCGCTTGCTCCTTGGGCATCTCAAAGGTGACGGACCATGCCGCGAGGCTTGCGGTCTGGGCGCAGGGTTCTGACTGCTTTTTCTGCGGGTTATAGCGGTAGGTGCTATTAAGGCGAGGATATTGGATCGTCACGTTGGTAGCGAGGATCTTCAGGAAGTCTTCGTTGTTGATAGCCATGATTTGCTCCTCTCTGGCTTGTGGTCTCAGAAGTCTACGGTTTCGGTGAAGACATCGTCTTCGGTGGTCTCGGCCTGCCAGCGCGGCAGGTCGATATGGTTAATCAGTGGCCATCCATTTGTGAAGTCCATAACGGCGATGGCGTTGCTGATCTTTTGGAGGGTCTGGGTTACGACCTGATCGGCGTGGTCCAGATAGCGGTCGGTCAGGGCGTGGACACCGACAGCAAAGGGTGCTTCCTTTTCGACCGCAATGAACATGAACGTGTCGGCCTTGTAGCCAGCAGCTACAAGTGCGCGCAGATAGAAGGCGGCCTGCACGTCGTATGCGTACTTTCGCAATTCACGCGGGAAGCCGTCTGGGCTGGCGTCGGTGGTGGTCTTCACGTCGAACACAAGGCCGACCTCGGGCAGATAGCCGTCGGGCCGGCATTTGATTTCGGTGCCTGTAGCCGGATCGATGCCGAAGAAGCTGGCCTCGGCCACGAAGGTCGGATCGGCCAGATACATGGCCGCGACCGGGTGAGCCTTGACAGCATCGGCGATGCGGGCGGCCAGATCGAACTCGGCCTCGGGCAGCAAGATCTGGCCGTCGAGATCGGCGGCAAGCTGGGCCTCTTTCCACTTGTTGCCACGGCGATCCTCGGGGCCGCGCAGGATGAGGTTCTTTTCCGGCTCCAGCACCAGAGCGTGAACGGCGCTGCCCAACGCGAAGGCCGAGGTTTCCTTGCGGACCTTGCCCTTCCAGTGTGCAAGCGACTTGGTGTGTACCGCCTTCACGTCCGAGGACGAGATCGCGGGGTGGGCGTGGTATTCCTTGTTCGTCAGGTCGGTTCTCATTGCTCTCTCTCCACTAGATCAAAGTCATCAAAGGTTTCGCCCTGAACCCGCCGCACGGTGGCAAACATAGCGGGCAAACCGTAGGCCACGCTGGACTCATAGGCGACGTGAGCCTTAGCCTTATGCGGCCAGAAATTGATGAGTTGGTTGCCAACTTCCATCTGAAGATGCCAAGGCGCGGCCTCATAATTTGGCCAAAACAACTCGCTGATAATGTTGTTGTCGTAGGCCGCCACGATGAAGTCGCGGTTATTCTGGTCCTGATCGTCGTAGCGGGCGTACATGTCCTCTGGCAGCCCGGTGAACGGTCGTCTGGTCATTTCTTCCTCCATCCGTAATATGCGATCAGAGCCGCCTCGGCCCTGCCGTCGTCTTTTTTGCGCGCCCACAGATTAGACTGATCTGGAAACACGCTTGATGCGTATGCCCTTGATGCGTCCTTGTCGGTGGATAGGCCGAAGTGCTTCTTCCACGTCGCCGGCGGCACTTCATTCGTCGGCACGCCCGCGAAGAACAGGCAGGCCTTCATCTCGCCGTATGCCTGCGCGATGGTGACGGCGTTCTTGATGCCGATCATGCGCGGGAAGAAAGGCTTTTCGATCCAAGCGCACCGCACGCTGCCGATCTCGGACAGGATCGCACGCTTTTCTTCGATGGTGCCGGGCATGTCAAACACGCGCACGCTCATGTCGTCACCGTCCATGACCGCGATGGCACCCGTCTTGCCGGGGTCGATGCCGATGTACAGGGCCATCACTCAGGCTCCCCGCGCGCGTGGTCGATGTCAAAGCGGACGAACCCTCGCCTGTCGCCCTGCATTGGCGGGCCGACCTGATACGATGTCACAGCACCTTGCGCCGTGCGGCCCGATCCGAAGCGGTATTTGAACTTGGTGTCCATCTCGCCGCCGTGGACATCAACCAAGCCGTCGATGATTGCTTTGAGTTCATGCAGCTTCATTTGGCTTCCCCCACCGCAATCTCGCCGCCGCAGGCCAGATAGCCGCAGCCGTCGATCCAGTTGTCCGCGTGGGCCGGATTTGCCTTCATGCGGGCCAGTTTCAACAGGGTCATCATCACGGCCACGTCGTGGGCGGTCACGATGGTGTCGAGGTGAGCGGTCCAGTACAGGGCGATGAGATTAAAATTGCTCTCAGCGTCTCCGTGCGTGTTTGCGCGATCCTTGGTGACGTAAGCCTTTGCCGTATCGAGTATCTGACCCCTGTTCATTTCCATGTCCCCTTCTCGCGCAGGCTGTCGATCCCGGTGATCTCGGCCAGCCGGTTGCGGTAGATCGCGCCGGGCGTGATGTTGTTCTGCATCCAGCGTGACATGCTGGATTTGGCGACGGGGACTTGATCTGCGATCCAGCCAAGCTTGCGCCCGCCGTCCGCCGCCCACTGTCTGATTTGGTCTTGAGCCTTCACGGCGTCCTCCTGTGCTTCGGTTTGATCTGTCTATTTGTGAAATTATTTTGCGTCAAGCGCATTTTTTCTGTTGCATGCGGTGTAGCAGGCTGTATGGTGGGGATACGAACTAGCAAACAAGGATGACCCAGATGAACCGTGGAAACTTCATAGAAGACGAAGCGCGCTACGAAGCCGCCATCGAACGCAACATCCGTAACAATGCGCGCAAGACACGCTCGGCCAAATGGCTGGCCACCGAGGGCGGCAAGCGCGCCAACGCATTCCTGTTCGAGCTTGATGAGTTCGAATACACCTTTCTGGCAGATGGCACTTGTTTCACGCACCCGGTCGTGAAGGCCTGCCTCGGTGATTTCTACACCAAGATGCGCGACAGCGTGAATGAGTGGGGCGGCCTGACCGACGGCCAGACCAACGCAGTGCTGGCCATGATTGAGCGTGGCGAGGCCCGCGTGGCAGAGCGCGCCAAGGCCCGCGAAGAGGCTCGTCAGGCCGACGCCGACAAGTCGGGCTGGATCGGCGAGATCGGCCAGCGCCGCGTGTTCGACCTGACCATCCGCTTGGTGGTCGAGATGGAGGGCATGTATGGCTTCAGCTACCTGCACGTCATGCACGACGCCGACGGCAACGTGGTGGTCTACAAGGGCACCAACCGTCTCGGCGTTATGCACGACGCGGTCTCGGTCAAGGCCACCGTCAAGGACCACGACACCCGCGACGGCGTGAAGCAGACCAAGATCTCCCGCCCGGTGACCGCATGACCGACCTAGAACTCGAACTCAACAGGCTGGGCGTCATCGCCCAGCCAGCACCCAGCCCCCAGCCAGCGGCCTACGCGCCGCCGCAGTGGAAACCAACTTACCCCGGCGAAGAGCCGCCGTTTTGATAGGAGAAACCAAAATGAAAATCCGAGACATCTTGGCTGAGGCCATTGCCACCGTCTGCCTGTTCGCTGTGGGCTACGGCCTGCTGCTCATCGCTCACGGTATGGGGTGGTGAGATGGCTGTCAAACTTGGAGCAATGGACACCCACATCGTGCTGACCGCGCTGTGGGATTACCGCGAGACGTTGACCAACGGTCTCGCGCCCAACCCGCCGCATATACAGGCCAGAATTGCCAGCGTTGACCGCCTTATTGAAAGCTACAAGAAATCATACTTCGCCTTGGACAGATTGGGGATCATGTGATGAGCAAGCAAGACCTACTCGCCTACATCGAGCTGAAGAAACAACAGATCGCCGATCTTGAGCGGCTCCACGGAACTGGTGTCAGATCTGCCGCTATCGGAGAGGACATCGGTATCCTGTCCTTTTACCTGCGCGATGCTGAGCAACAATTAGCAGAACTGGAAAAGAACAATGCAGCCGACTGAACTGGTAGTAACCAACCGCCTCGCCACTGGCACCACCTTCGCCGTCCTTGCCAGCGACATGACGCAGAATGTGTTCATCCCGTCCAAGCTGGCGTTGGATGCCAGCCTGCGCCCCGGCCAGAAGGTCATGGCGCAGATCGTGCCGAACATGAGCCAGCCGGAGAAGACGCCGTGGCTGGCGATCTCGCTGGAGGATGCCGCGCCTGTATCACGGGATGATACGCTGGGTGCCTTCATCTTGGGCAACCTGCAGGCCGATGGCCGCGCCACCGTCGAAGAGATCGCCGAGGATATGAACATGGCTGACGACAAGATCGCAGCCAAGCTGGCCGAGTTGGTCGCAGCCGGGCGCGTCGTGCGGCTGACCTGCTTCGATCTGCCG